CGTTTTCCCATATCAAACAGCTCCTTTCAAGATAATTTTATAATGATGCAAGGAATCAAAGTCATTACGAGGGAGTATTTCCTCAGCTCTGAACTCGTCACTAGCTAATAGATTGCCTTTACCATCTTTGATATTTTTAATTCGCATATCATCATTAATCTCTTGATCAGCTGATAAAACAAGAGTTGATTCATACAAGCCTTTTGTATCATCTGTAACAATGACGTTTTTCAGCCGTTTTCTCATGAAACGACAAGGAATTAAAGGAACTTCTTTATCTTTAATGATAGGTCTGTCCCAGTCGTCTACCTCATCACCACTAGAAGGGATAACGAGGGTACACGTATGATTTAAAAAGTCATCGAATGCCATAAGACATCTTCCTTCTTTTTGCTCTTGTAGGTCCAGAAACACCAAAAAAAGCATGAGAACTTATCGGAACAAGTAACGATTCTAGAATTAAATCAAGCTCCGTATCTCCTGTATTAGTATCTAGCTTATCTAACGATTGGCTAGACAATGAATAAGAATAATCATCCATCGACTCAGATTGCAGTCCACTCATTTTTCTTTCAATAGCTTTTCTGTTTGAATCCATGAAAAAAAGATAGTCAACCATTTTAATAGTCGCTATCTTTAATTTCTTCTGAATCATTTCATCGCCTGTTTTAGAATAATCACAGTGAACTCTTGCTGTGATTTGAATATCAGCACGTTCGATATAACCTTGAATCTCAGTGTCTTTCAGTTCTTTAAATGACTCATCAGCTTTATATTTTGATGTGTCTCTAACATCTTGAATAGTTGCGAACATCGAATCCCTCCTATTCTTCTACTTTGACAATGAATCCTGAGTCTAATCTAGCTTGAATTGGTCCAGTGATTACATCAGGTAAAGGAATTTTATCTTCACTAGTAATCACGAAACGACCATCGTAAAACATGGTATCGGGTTTAGAAAGAGTATAAAGTTCTGGTTTCTCAACTTCGTCAGCTGTTTCAACTTCTTCTGTTTCGGTTAGCTCTCCTTGATTCTCATCAACAGTAACTGTTTCATCGTTTACGACTTCTTCTATAACTTCGTCAGCTGTTTCAACAGGTTTAGTTTCTTTCTTTTCCTCTTTTTTCTTAGCCAAGATAATCCCTCCTAAACTCTAGCTTTTGTAATATCAACAATAAGACGAGCGCGTTTTTCAAATGGTACATATCCAGCTGTTTTAGTAGAATATGAACCTTCCAATTGAGTTTTAGCACTACGTTCTGTTTCAGTAGAAAATGGTTTATAAGTGTACTCTTGTAAAGCAAAACCAGTATCAACGAACATGATTTTTCCATCAGGCATTTTTTTGTTGATAAATGGAGCTGATTTAATTACATTTGGCATATCACCATTTAAGATATTACCTAAGAATAATGGATTACCGGCTTGAGTAACATTTTTTAACCACAATTCAGCAGTTTTTAAGTTCATTACTACTCTATCGGGAGTAAATCCGTATTCGTCATTCATGTAATAAGTCGCATACCACATATCGACTGGATCAAGCTCGTTCACTTTTGAAACTCCGATAACTTCTGGAGCATCCCAACCATCATCAAAGTAACCATTACTTAATGTTTCAATAGCTAAACGCTCATCAGTAATTCCCATACGTTGACCACGACGCTTTAAGAAAGCGGCTAACATATCAATTTTCATTGATTTAGCTTCATCAGTGATTTCTACACCACCACCACGTTTGTAGACACGGATTGAACGTTTATCTTGAAGTCCAATTGTTGTAACTGGAATTGGAGCACCTTGAGCAACAAGATTGAAATCTAAGTTGCTATCTTTGTCATCGTCAGAATCTTCATAGTAGTAAAATTCTTGAGTTTGTTGCTCCATTGGCACGTTACCCATAATTAACTCACTTGCACGACCAGATTTCTCATAACCATTACGAACGTAATCTTCTGTAATGATTGGGAATAAAGGCTTAGTGTTTGTATTTGTAAACATTTGTTCAACGCTACGAGTCCAAATGTTTGGGTCAAGTGCTCGTTTTGCATCGTCCCATGTTAAACCTTCTTTTTCGAAAACACCGCGTAATAACGCTGATGAATTCTTTTCTAGTAAAGAACTACCTTGAGCAGCAAAACGTTCTTCTTTAGCAACTTTTGCCATTTCTTGACGTAACTCAGCACCTGAAGCAGGTAACTCAATTTGTTTTCCATCTTTTAAAGCTTTTCTAAATAAACCCATTAAATAAGCACCTCCGCTTGATTTTTAGCAGCATTAACTTTTAATACTACGATGTGTGATACATCAGTCGCGTCCTTTTTAAACTTACCATCAGCACCAACAACTAATTTGTCACCAACAGCTACACCGTCAGCCACATTTAAAAGAACGTTACGACTAAAGCCAGTTACGAAAGCACTAATCGGAACGTTCTTCTCTTTTTCTTGAACTTTCGCAAATAGTTGAGGCACTTCTCCATCAGTTGCTTTTCTAACTCCATAATCTCCAACAGTTGGATCTAAAATTAATCCATCACCAAAATTAACTGGCTCCTTACAAAATACGGTTAATGATAAACCGTACGAATCTGGTAAAATACCACCTTTAGGCCATCTTAAACTCATTTATATCTCCCCTTTCTTAATCCAAGACAACAACGTCATCGTTGCTATCATCATCATTACCACCTAATTGACGACCTGGTTTGAATTTGTCGCCTTTCATTTTGCGGTAACTTTCAATTTCTGCTTTGATATATTCAATATCGCCAGAACGTTCTAACAAGGCTTTGTAGCTCTCAGCATTGAAAGTATCACCTTGAACAGCTACACGCTCTTTTACAGCTTCTTCCACTAAATCTTCTACATATTTACGACCATGTTTAGCCTCAGTTTTAAGATTACGGATAGCTTCAACAGTTGCTAAATCTTCCCCTAGCTCATTTCTGATAGCTGTATCTTCTTGAGAACGTAAAGAATGACCTCCATCAGTTAAAGCTGCTCTTACTGCACTACGCTCAATAGAACCATCCTTTAAACCTTTTTTTAATTCTTCAATAACATTCACGTTATCACTACCTCTCTTTGATTTTTTTGTATTTAAAAAGGCATCAGAATCACGTTCAAAACGCGTCTGATACCTTTCTTCAAACATATTAATTTGTTTTTCTTTTAAAGAACCGTCTGAAATTTCAGAACGGACCTTTTCGATGTATGCATCAGGACAAGCGCCCTTATACACTGTGGAAACCTCACGAAGTCTTGCATCAACTATCCAAAAGAATACTCGATTTCCATCTTCGTCAGTATCACCTGGAAAATATGGTGTATCCCACAGATCTTTACCATCAGCCGAACACTTATACCACATATCTGGACCACCAAATCCCACGCTCATGTCACGTAGAACTCCTGTTTCGATAGCTCTGATTGTGTCATCTGTACTTACACCGTTGATTGTTACACCTCTTGGAATGTACCAACGACCACGAACTGACGTTATACCGTCTTTTTCTATGATTTCAGCATCAAAAGAACGACCGTAAGGGTTTCTATCAGTATTGTGACCTTCCATTAAAGCAGTACCAAGAATTAAATCATCAGCAAAGTTTCTTAATGTTGTTGTCGGGTCCATTCGTGTGTCATAGCTGTCCAATGCATCAGATGAACAAATGCCTTCGTAGACAAATACATCTTCTCTAGCAAGAGGTTTAAGCGTATGACGATTGATTAATTCTAAATCTTTGTCGCTAAAATCTGCATTGCTAGATGTAATTCTAATTGGTGCCATCACGTTAGAAACTATCATTTATTTATCACCACCTTTCAATTATTGTATTTATTTACGGCTATTAGATTTGATATTTTTAGGCTTTGGTATTTTTTTCTCATTCCCTTTTGGTTGATAGCCTTTTAGGAATGGTGGATTTGCTTCTTTTTTTATAGGTTTTCTATGCCAATCTCTACCATCATATGTTGGTGGTAACGGAACATCAGCAGCTTTAACTTTAGATTGAATTCCTCTATCTTCATTATCTTTTGAAACATTCCCGTTAATAACCTTGATAATTTCATCCGATTCAACACCTAGCAAACTTTGTCTATATGCAAATTTGTACTTACATAACTTATTTAACAAACTTGCAACTATTGCAAGGCTTGTTATACCTG